CTTTGCCATTTCTAAAGTATTTAAGCATTGTTGTTTGGTTTTAAGGTTAAAGGTAAAAAAGCCCCCTATTAGCTTAGGAGCTTTTTAGATGTTAGACGCCTGAGTCCATAATGCCCGCAGTTATTAAAGCAGCAATCAAAGTGTTGAACTTTGTGTTGGTTGCGTTAACTGCAGCGATGATCTCAGCCTCGTCGCTAAGCTCCGTAGTTGCGTAGTTAGCTTTTAACGGCGCAATGTTAGGGATAAGCTCGTCGAGAACGATAGGGAACTGAGTCGCTTCTGCTAAAACGATCTCTTTTCTTGTTGGGGTGTCGAAGCCCTCGCCCGCCATTACGGTAATGTACGCTTTACCAGCCGCGCCCTCGTTAGAAACAACTTCTAACGTTCTGTTCTCAGGGTCGGTTAAGAGCGCCTGAGCGACAAATTGTAGTTTTCTTGTAGGGATTACAGCCCCGTTTTTTACTCTTGTCATTGTTACTGTTTTTAATTATTAATAATTTGCCGTTAGGCGTTAAAATCTATATACTAAGTTAAAAGAAATTACAGAAACCCCACAACCTAACATTCCTGCGTAAAAGTCTCTCATCTCAAATTGTGAGTCTGCAAACTCTTTGAATAATGCTAGACTACCAAATACTAGAATAGGTGTTGAAATTTTCAAGTACTTAGGAATTCCTAATGGCTTAAGAATATAGTTCATAGCTTGAGTTGCGAAATACCCGTACATAAAATGTATAAGTTTATCTGGTTCAACTTTGTCTGCATAAATCCAATAGATAGCTCCAGCTGTCATTACTGACAAATCGACAACGTGAGTAACTTGTGCTTTTACTTTGAAATCAAACTTTTGAGCTTGCAAAGTAAGTGAGGATAATAGTAATATGATTAATAGTCTTTTCATCAGAAAGCAGTATAAATTGATAATGGAACCAAAAACAGTCTAAGCTGAAAATCCGATCCTTTATTCGTTCCCCCGGCAGAGGTTAATATTCTTGCCGATAACGTCTCTCCAATAGCAACTTGATTGGTCGTAGTTGTTGGAGCTTGTGCTCTCAATACAGTATTTGTACTCATGTCAGGAGCTGATGAATACATGGCGGTTGTATTATGATAAATATTCCATGTCAAAGCTGCACCAGCTCCGGCAGCGGCAGTGCGTAAAGAGGCATCTACCGGAAGCAACAACGTGGTACATTTGAAATCTGAATACCACATACCTTGTGAATTACTTGCATCTGCAATAGCCTCACCGGGAAAAGTAATTGTGGCGAAAATGTGGCAATTGTGGCAAATGTTTCAAAATCTGCCTTAATTGGGACCCCAAGGCCTCACTCCGTGTCGCTAAATAGTGCGTCACCTTAAGGACCGAGGCACCTTAGGCTTAAAGACCGGATGTGATGGGGCTTTCTTGAGGAGGAGACGCGGCTCTCCCATCATCTTTTCTCAAAAGAAAAAACGGTAAAAAAGAAAACGTGGGTATTATAGCGAATTCGGGGCTTGGGGTCAACACTTGCTGGCGGGGGAATCCCTCCCCTAACCCCTTGCTTCTTCGGGAAGGGCCTGCTATCCTTGAAGCTCCAAATGTGTGGAAAGGACCTAAATGACTAAGGACGCAAGCGCGATCCAGGAGCATATTGAGAGCATTCTCTCCCCCTGGCAATCTGAGGACGGCACCGTTTACGTGGACTACGTGGGCCAGAATGGTGAAATTAAGACCATGAAACCTAATCATAAGAGTGAATCGGAGTTTTATAACTGGTGCGTAGCTACGTGTATTAGGCAATTCAAGTATTGTCCTCCTAGAATTCTGATCGAAAACATTGCAGCTTATATGAAGTTCAAGGGGCAAGAGGAAGGCCTCATTAAGAAGACCGCCGTTAGGATGACAGGAGACTTAACGGGTCTTTACGTGGACATGGCGGATTCGCTTAATCGCGTAATTAAGGTGACGCCAGGGAAAATTGAAGTCCTAATGGAACCCCCTAAGGAATTTCGCTTCATGCGTTCTAAGGGCATGCTTCCGATTCCCACCCCTCGCGTGAACCCTGATGGCCGAATTCTGACGTATTATCTTAAGAAGTATATTGACGCACCTGAGGGGGACATTTGCCTTCTTGCGAGCTGGCTCGTTGGGTGCTTTCGGCCTAAGGGTCCTTATCCGATCTTAATACTGACTGGTGAGCAGGGCTCCGGTAAGAGCACTACAGCTCGGTTTTTGCGGCGCTTGGTGGACCCCCACAGCTTTGACTTGAGAGAGCCCTTTGATGACAGGAAGGACCTGATCGCGGCCGCTAAGAATTCCTTCGTCCTAGCTTTCGACAATGTGTCTTATATTCGAAATTGGTTCTCGGACCAGCTTTGCCGCATTAGTACCGGAACAGCCGCACTAGGTGGAAGGGCTCTTTACACGGATGATGAGGAGACGGCCACGGTAGCGTGTCGTCCTATTATCCTGAATGGAATTCCGGAGTTTGCGGAGAGAGGGGACCTCTTGGACCGTGCACTTCAGATCCACATGCCAGCTATTAGTCCTAAGAAAAGGAGAGATGATGACGAGTATTGGGCTGCTTTTGAGGAGGATTATCCTTTCATTCTTCATTGCATTCTCGAATGCGCGCAAGAGGCGATGACTAAGTACGCTTCCGTGAAACTAGCTGAGAAGCCCCGTATGTCCGCGTTTGCGACCTGGATTGTGGCCGCAGAGGGCATGCTGGGGTGGCGTAAGGGGATGTTCATTGACGCATATAAGCTTAATAGGGATGTGGCTGAGACGAAGCTTCTGGAAATGAACTCTTTGGCTTCTGTTATGATGCGTTTTATGGAGAAGAAAGCTCACTTCTCCGGGACTTATGATGAGCTAGTGGGGGAAATGATCCGTTACATTGGCCCGAAAGAGATCCTTCCGAACACCACTCAGGGCATTGTTTCTGAGATGAAGCGGATTGCCCCACTCCTTAAGAGAAGTAACATCTATGTGAAGCCAATTGGTCGTAAAACCACAGGAAGCGTAGGGAAGGGCCGGTCTATGGTGGAAATCAAGAAGTACGAGATGGGCCACGTGGAGGATGAGACCGCCCAGGAAGCCATTGAGGAGGTGCTGAGTGACGGAGCAAGAGCAGAAATTCTGTAACATCTTCTTGGAGACGGGGGATGAAATGCAGGCTGTTATGGAAAGCTTCGGCATCATGGCTCAAGCGGATGCCCGGGACCATGCTCAGTTCCTCTTAGCGAGACGTGATATCAAGGAGGCAGTCACTCAGGCCATCGCTCCTACGATTCACAAAAATATGACCCCTCAGGACGTGGTTCCGGCTTTTTCAGACGTGGCGAGGGAGGCGGTCCGGAGGGGGGACTTCTCGAATGCGAATCGGGCCTTGGAAAATATAGGTAAACTTTTCGGGCTTTATGACAAGAAGGCGGATGAGACTAAGCTTTTGAAGAGCGAGGAGGAGCTTGATGAGGCCATTAAGAACTTGAGTAGTGCTATTGGAAAACGACCTCTTATTAAAAACTGAACTAGCGGCTGCACTTAAGAAGAAGGCCATCCTGGAGGCCCGGAGGGACTTTTATGCTTACGTTAGGCTAATGGCACACCTGATGCTCCCGGAGGACTTCGTGGACGGAAGGCACATCAGGCTTATCTGTGCCGAGCTGATGCGGGTGGAGAGAGGGGATGAGAAGCAGCTAATGATCTTCCTTCCTCCCGGAGCTATGAAGAGTGTACTTCTTAAGTTGTTCGTGAGCTGGTGCTTTGGACGGAATCCATCGTGGCCAATTATCGGGCTTTCGCACACCGAAGACCTAGCTGACAAGCACTCCCGAGAGATTCGGGACTTCATGCAGCTGCCAGATTACGGAGAAGTCTTTCCGAAAACAGCGGTCTCCAACGCGGCTAAAAACGTAGGGCTCTGGATTACCACAGAAGGTGGAGCTTATAAGAGTGCTGGTGCTCAGACGGGTATCGCTGGATTCCGTTTCCGTCTCGGAATTATCGATGATCCTTTGAATGAGAAGACTGCCTTTCAGCCGGACGTTGTCAGGAAGATTAACAATAATTACGGTCGTGGCTTTAAAAGCCGAGGCCTTCCGGACCGTCGAATCATTATCGTCCACACGAGGTGGCTTGTCAACGATTTAGCGGGCTTTGTCCTCCGAACGGCTAAGAAGGAAAGTGACAAGTTCAAGGTAATTAAGATTCCGGCTCTCCTAGATGAGACTGCATCTAAGCTCCTTAAGTTGCCGGAAGGGACTTCTTATTGGCCTGAGATGTGGCCTACCGAATACTTTGAGGATATGAGGGACAACCCGGAAGTCCTAGCATTCTCCGACTGGATTTCCCTTTATCAGCAGGAACCGGTAGCCCTTGATGGTGTCATCTTTAAGAAGGGACACTTTAAGGAATGGGAAGAGGATGAGCTCCCTAAGATGGAGATGATCATCGTCTCCGCTGATACGGCTTATGGAGAGAAACAAAGCAATGACTTCTCCGTTCTCCAAGTCTGGGGCCTCTTTAAGAAGAAGAATGAGGAGGAAATTGTGGACGAAAAGGCCGTTTACAATGCCCTCATGTTGGCGAACCGTAAAGGGCAATGGGCTTTCCCGGAGCTAGTTAAGCAAGCTAAGGCAGTGAATAAGGACTTCAAGCCGGACCTCATCTTAATTGAGAAGAGAGCTTCGGGTCAGTCGCTAGCTCAGACCCTGAGGATGGCGAATCTTCCTATTAAAGAGGTGAATCCGGATCGGGACAAGGTCACCAGGGCGCACATAGTAACTCCAGTTCTGGACGCCGGAAGGGTTTACTTACCTAAGAGAAGGTGGGCTGAAGGCTTCTTAGTGGAGGCCTATAACTTCCCGAGGGGGGAGCACGATGACCAAGTGGACGCTGCAGTCCATGCCCTTCAACACATCAAGCTTATGACCAACATGGGGGAGGAGGACTCCTTTGATGAGGATGATGGGGATGAGAAGCACTACCGGAAGAGGGAGAGGTGGTTCAAAAGGAAATTGACTTCAGGAGCATAATCCTGTTATTCTTGAGGAATGGATGATGTTCAATTTCAGGACGATGGCTCTGCACTTGTGCAGTTGGCTCCTCCAGATGAAGCCGCAGCCCAGCCTGAAGTCCCCTTTGATGGGAACCTCCTAAGTCTCCTTTCAGAGGAAGAGCTTTCAAAGCTAGCCACCAAGGTGTGGAACGGCTATGAGGCGGATAAGCAGTCTAGGTCCAAGTGGCAAGAGACCATTATGGCCGGGTTGGATCTCCTTGGAACTGACCTGAATGAGAAGGGTGAGGACGAATCCTGGGAGTGTGACGTAGTTCACCCCCTAATAATTGAGAATGCCTGCAAGTTCCAAGCTAAGGCCATTCAGGAACTTTGGCCCGCCTCTGGCCCCGTCAAAACTCAAATCATCGGGAGCGAGACAGATGAGAAGGTAGCCAAAGCCACCCGCGTTAAGAAGTATATGAATTGGCAGGTGGAAGAGCAGATGCAGGAATTCTACGATGACACCGAGAAGATCCTGTTCAACACCGCCTTGATGGGCACCGCTATTCGTAAGTTTTACTTTGATGGGACTGCGGCGCGAGCCGTGGGTGAGATGATTCCCATCACTAATTTCCACGTTAACTACGCCGCCCCGGATATCCTAAGGGCTAACCGCACCACCGAGACGATCCAGTATTCAGAGCATGACTTCAACAAGCTCCTGGATTCGGAGTTCTACTCCTATGAGGGGGACCTTGAAGCGAAGCCCCTGGAAATTGACGAGCTCTCTAAGAAGACCGCTCAAGTCATAGGGATGGAATACGTCCAGGCGGAGAACGAGGGCCACACGGTCCTGGAGCAGCACGTTTACTTGGACTTGCCAGAGGATCCGTTCCAGCCCGCCTGGTCAACGGCGCCTTATGTGGTGGCGCTTCATGAGACTTCTAAGACTATTATTTCCATCAGAAGGAACTGGAAAGAAGGTGACCCTCTCTGCAGACGACTCCAGTGGTATGTGGGACGCAACTTTGTTCCAGGCTTCTTTGGACCTTACGGTTATGGCCTGCTCCACCTGCTGGGGCAAATTACTCAAACAGCATCCTTCTCTCTTAGAGCACTTATTGATGCGGGTAGATTCGCGAATCATCCTGGAGGCCTTAAGGACAAGCGACTCAAGATTGCAGGAAAGTCAACTGGAATTGCCCCTGGTGAATGGCGGGATGCGGAATACAACGTCGCGGAGCTAAGCACCGGGCTTTTCCCCATGCCTTACAAGGAGCCTTCGGCAACCCTCTTCGAGCTTACTCAGTTCATCCTTGCGGCAGGCCAAAAATTTGCGGATTCCCAGGACCAAGTAGTAAGTGACTCCACCAACTACGGACCCGTGGGAACCACGATGGCTCTCCTTGAGGCGAGCACTAAGTTCTACTCAAGCATTCACAAGAGGATGCACCGGGCCGCCAAGGCTGAGTTCCGCATCCTCCAGCGCCTTAACTCGGAAAACTTACCCTCCCGCCTAACGGTTCCGATTAATGGCGAGATGCTCCAGATCGCAGCTAATGACTTTAATGGGGACGAGATTGACGTCATTCCAGTAAGTGATCCGAATACTCCTTCTCAGGCGCAACGTGCGGCTCTTGCCCAGGCTATTGTGGGGATGGCGAATCAGGCCCCTCAGATTCATGACATGAGGGAAACTTATCGGAAGTTCTATAGGACCCTAGGCCTAGAGGAAGATGAGATTAACAAGGTGGTTCCGGGTGCGGTTCAGCCCACTCCTAAGGAGCCCCTTGAGGATATCCTCGCGGCGATGCAAGGGCAACCCATTAAGGCATTCCCAGGTCAGGACCACGAGGCCCACATGGAAGTGAAGAACTCTTTCATTCAGCTTCCGGAAAACCAACAGCAGAGTATGATTCCCTTTATGGCAGCCATTCAGGCTAACATTAGGGAGCACATCGCTCTCCAATACACGGAGCTTTTCCGGGCTTCGCAGCAACAGCAGCCTAATTTGTCCCCGGCACTCTTGGCGAATCAGGTTCTCCAGATTAACCTTGCGGAAGCCCGGAATAAGGCTAACCAGAAGCTCCTTCAAGATCCGATGTTCCAACTTGAAGCGAGACAGGTCAAGGTCCAAGAGGACAAGAACGCTAACACGCTTATTGTTGAGGGTGCTAAGAGCGGTCTTAAGAGTCGGGAGCTGGACATTGAGGAGAAGAAAGTCGCAGTTGACGCCGCGAAAGCGCAGGCGGATGTGGCGGTAGAAATTGAGACCTCTAAGAATGAAGACGCTAGGGCCCGCGAGGCGAACGCCATTAAGGCTCTTCAAGTAGAGGCTCAGAAGGCAGCTGCGAGGAACAAAGACTAATGCCATTGGATGAAGATGATGTCAAGGAACTTAAAGCGAAAGTTGCTCAGCTTGAGGGTAAAGTTGACACCCTGGAGCGATTTACTGATCGAATCACAGGTGGCTGGATTGTGCTATTCGGCTTACTCTCCTTTCTTGGTGGAACGTTCTTTTGGTTTTATGATCGTATTAACTTCACATGGAAGTAAGCTCTTTTGACGGACTCCTTTCCTCTTATGCGGAAAGAATCCTAAATTTAGTTGATTCCAAGAAGGACGGTCTGGTAACCTTTAAGGGTGAGCCCCAAGGGTTCGGAATTCTCCAAGGTGAAATTCGCGGCTTACGCCTCGCCATGGATGAACTTACGGATCTTTTGAAGGAGCTCAAGTTGAAGGGCTTTATTGATGACTGAGTTTACGACTATGCCTCACATGGGCCACGCGAAGCCTAATAATGAGTGGATCTCTTCCGAGGAAACCCCTGATCCGGTTCCTCTTCCGGAGGTCCCGGGCTGGTTCCTGGTGGTGCGTCCAGTTCCCATTAGGGCTAAGACTAAGGGGGGAATTCTCCTCCCAGACGTAGTTAAGCATGATTACTCTTACCTGAACACAGTGGGCAAGGTCCTTGTTGTGGGGAACCTAGCCTTTAAGAGTCCCGATTTCGGCGGCGCCGAATGGGCAAAAGTAGGGGACTTCATCCTCTACACCAAGCATTCTGGCCAGAAGTTTGTCTATAAGGGTGTTAAGCTGCTCCTCTTGAAGGACACTGATGTCGCCCTGGTGGTTGAGCGTCCTGAATGGCTTGATGATTCCATAAAGGAAATCTAACTTGAACCCTGATGAAGAGGATGAGGGCTTCATGGTCATTGACCTGGATGCCCCGGCCGGAGGTACGCCTCCAGAAGTAGTAGTGGAGCCGGAAGAGAAGCCTCAGGCTAAGCCTCCCGTTGCACCCCCGGAAGAAAATGAGGAAGAAGAGGAGGAGCTTAAGCCGCATGAGCGGAAGCGCCCATCCCGGAACGACCGCCTCAAGCTCCAACGTGACCGGGCTTATGATGAGGCGAAGAAAGCAACTGAGGAGCTAACGACCCTCAAGGCGCGCCTTGCTGCCCTGGAAGAGAACCAGAATAAGGACCGCTCAGCCCAGATTGACTATTCTCTCAGCACCATTGAGGACTCCCTTAAGAGGGCCAAGGTTCAGCTGAAGCAGGCCATTGAAGCCGGAAACGCTGAGGATATTGCGGATCTTCAGGGTCACATTACGGAGCTGACTTGGGACAAGAAGACCATTGAGAGTGCCAAGGCAAGGATTCCGGCCCCAAACGCCCCTGGGGAGGGGAAGCCACCTCAGACGACCCCTCAGAGTAATCCCCAATCCCAACCCCGGATGCACCCGAAGCTCTCCTCGTGGGTAGAGGACAACGATTGGTTTAAGAAGAGCCAGCCCATGCGCGCGGCTGCCATTGCCCTTGACACGGAGCTTAGGAGTGAAGGCTTCCAGTATGAGGATGATGACTTCTACGAGGAGCTGGATAAGAGACTTGATAGGCTCTTTCCGGACCGCTTTGGGAAGGTAGAAAAGAAGACTTCCCCGGTAGCGGGTGGGAATCGTAACGTGCCAGGAGCACCTTCCAAGAGCATTAAGCTTAGTAAGGAAGAAGTGGAAAGGGCAACGAAACTGGGGGTTTCCCTCCAAGAATACGCGAGAAGGAAGGCCCAAGTTGACAATTCAAATGATGATGGATATACTGTAATACTATGAAAAGAGGAACTCGCGCTGACTTAAGAGGTGTTCGCCAGGCAGATGTCATGGCGGATCACGGTATTGATAATGTTTTGGAGATTCCGGATTTTAAGGATTCTGACCAATTCACATATAGATGGCTTAGAGTAAAGATGGGCTCAGAGGATGATGTTGCTAACATTAACTCCCGGCTACGTCAAGGCTGGACTTTCGTTCGAGAAGAGGATATCCCTCAGGAGACGAGAGCAGCTTTCATCTTGCCAGTTATTAAGAGTGGTCTTGCTCAGCTGAACGGTGTTGTTCAGAACGGCGACCTAGCCCTCGCTAAGATTTCCCGAGAAAAGGCGGAGGCCATCCTCCAGCAAGCTATTGATGCGGCCGCACGGCAAATGCAGGCTGTTGAATCTAAGCTCATCGGATATGAGGACTCAAGTGGCGCCCGTCACACTTTCACGAATGACAGCAGAAAGAGAATCAGACTGGGTCGAGAGGCCCATTTGGACATTTAAGGACTTAGAAAAGTAGATGCCTACCTTTCAGCCTTTTGGTCTACGTCCCTCGCGTTCTCAAGGCTCCGGCTATAACAGCACCGGCACCACGAGCTATCGCGCTGTCAACAACGTTCCCACGGCCCTCTTCAGAGGTGACCCGGTGGCGCTTGTTGCTGGGACTGTCACTCTGGCGGCTGGTACGACTCCCGTGCTGGGCGTTTTCTGGGGTGCTTCTTGGTGGGATCCTTCCAGCGGCTATCGCCGTGACACCAAGTATCTGCCGGCGGGCACTAGCTCGGCTGGTTTAATTGAAGGTGACGGTCGTCCCCTCGTTTATGTGGTGGATGCCGAGAATCGTACCTTCACGATTCAGTGTGATGCTACCGTTAGCATCGGGGATGTGGGGTGGAACTTTAACACCTCGGTGTCTTCGGTTGCTGGTGGGGGTGGTTCGGTGCTAGTTGGAATGTCTCGGGCTTACCTCCTGAAGTCCAGCCGTACTAGCGCGGTGGCCCAGTATCGCATTGTGGGTGTGGCTGCTTTCCCCGATAACGGCTTCGATACTTCCAGCACTATTGTGGAAGTTGAGCCTGTGGGTCATCAGTCGCTACTCGTTAGCGTGACGCCGTAAGGAGAATTAGAAAATGGCTATTAATCGCGCAGCTATTGCTAAGCAGCTCCTCCCGGGTCTGAATGCTATCTTTGGCTTGAACTACAAGAGTGTCGAGAATGAGCATCTTCCGCTCTTCGACATGGACACCTCGGATCGTTCCTTCGAGGAAGAGCAGCTGATGTCGCTGTTCGGCACCGCCCCCGTCAAAAGCGAAGGCAGTGGCGTCCAGTACGATGATGCTGTGGAAGCTTACACCGCTCGCTATACGCACGAGACGGTGGCGCTGGCTTTCGCCATTACTGAGGAGGCTCTGGAGGATAATCTCTACGACTCCATCGGTAAGGTTAAGGCACAGGGCCTAGGGAGAGCTATGGCGAATACGAAGCAGGTCAAGGCCGCTGCCATTTATAACAACGGTTTTAATACCAGTTATACTTATGGTGACGGGCAGACTGCCTTCTCGACGGCTCACCCGACGGTGGGTGGTGGTCTCCAGGGTAACCGCGTAAGCGTGGACCTCTCCGAGACTGCTCTGGAGAATGCCTTCATCAGCATCTCCCTCCTCCAGGACGAGCGTGGCATTCTTTGCGGGGCGGTTCCCAAGTCGCTTCACTTGCCGCCTCAGCTGCAGTTCGTCGCTCACCGCATCCTGAAGAGTCCGCAACGTGTTGGCACCGCTGACAACGACGCGAATGCTCTGAAGGACATGGGTCTCTTCGGCAGTGGTTGGACCATTAACCGGCGCTTTACGGACGCGAACGCGTGGTTCATCCGCACGGACGTTCCGAACGGCCCGAAGATGTTCACCCGCGTGCCTGTGAGCAGCAAGAGCGAAGTTGACTTCGACACCGGGAATATTCGATATAAGACGAGGGAGCGCTACTCGTTTGGCGTATCGGATTGGAGAGCATTGTATGGTTCGAGTGGAAGCACTTAATACCATTTAATGGAAGACTAAAGGGAAGGGGAGCTTAATCGCTCCCTTTCTTTTTGCTAGTAAATTGGAATACCATTTCAGCGGCTATTTTCTTAGTGTGTAGAAATGGTATTAACTTTTCGGTAAACTCCCTAGCCCACTCTAAAGAATCATTTTGAATCACATAAGCTTGAGAATGACCCTTTTCCTCTTGATCCCTAAGGTGTGATGGTGCAGTTAGTTTTCTGCACGGAATATTAAAGTAATCAGAAAACTCCTTCATCATAGGCTCAAAGCAGGCCTTGATTTGAACTGTAGCTTCCATTCCCTGTCCCCATGTCACATCGTGCAAACCAAAGTGTCCTTCAGCATCCATGATGCCTCCCCAGTAAGACAGATGTTCATCTTCACAAGAGAAGATTCTTTCCGGCTTTAAGACTTCCTTAGATTCCAAAATGGGAACATGAGGAATTCCTATCTTATTTCCTTTGCGCCTGCGTCTATCAGCGGTCTTATAACATTTAACGGAACAATACTTAGAGGCTTTTCCGGGCCTATCCGTAGGAACGTCACCTCCACACATTTGACAAACCCGACCCTCATAATACTTGCAACACTCTAAAGCAGCGTCAGCCTTTTCTAGAAGCCAAGGTTGAATCTGTTTAATAATGTCATAGGCTTTATGAGAACAAGCCCGAGCTCTCCATTGTCTCTTGTGTCCTCTGTCTCGTTGGCCCTTTAAAAAAGATGGGGATGTTATTTCATCGTACGTTATGTTAAAAAATTCCGCAAATCTCTTAACAGTCTCTTCGTGGGTCATGGCCAAAGAAATTGTTGGAACTCTTGTATGACTGACACTCATCATTCCAATGTAGCCATCGCCGTCAATTAAGCCGGCGTAGTAGGGTAGTGGATGTAAATTTGGCATTTCGATTCCTTATGCTGACATAAACAATACCACCGATGCATTTCGCTTGTCAAGCCCTTTCATAAAGTTGCGACAAAGTCAGATCTTTGTTATACTCTTCTGAGGGCATCATGACGCCCTTTAACAGGAGATATTCCGATAACTACGTTTTCCAGTCCGCTATTCGTGAAGGGTAAGGACGTTAATCTTCCCTCAGTTAGCTTCAAGGCCGGCGCTGTCGTGGTGGTGCCGACCTCAGTTACTTTCGCTCAATTCGCTGCCGTTTCGGCTGGTGCTACGACCATTCCCCTCTTCGTGGCGCCAGCCGGCATGCGTGTTGTGGATGGCTACCTTGACATCCTGACCCCTGCGACTCCCACTTCGGGCACTACGGCTCAGATTGGATGGGGCTCTAACGGTCAGATCATTGCGGAAGCCTCAGTTAACACTGTTCGGCGCCTCACACACTCCCCCACGACCTCTGCTGTGATGGTCTCCCTGGGCGTGCCTTTCGCTGCGGATACGACTATTGAGTTCAAGCTCAGCACCTCTGGCACCGCCACCTACACGCGCGGTCACTTCAACATCCAGGTGATGCTGTATGGTGATCCTTCCGTAACCACGCCATAAGGAATCCTTAAGTGGTTAAGGAATATTCAAGGGCTGAGCAACGGCGTCGTGATCAGATGGAAGATATGGATCTTGCCAGCACTCACAAGGCCGTTGCTAATTCTCGTTACAGGGACAACGAGACCAGAGCCGTATCTAGGGATACTTACCAAGGATACGAGGACGACATTGCGGCGGGACGTAGACTTACTCCTAAGTCAGACGAAAAAGAGGGTTATAAGTCCGGTGGCCTTGTAGCACGCGGGATGGGCCAGGCTAAGCGTGGTGGTTCCTATGGACTCTGCTAATGCCTAAGGAATATTCGTTAGATGAAATGAAGCGTCGTAGGCAGATGGACACTATGGACACTGCTAGTGTTTATAAGTCTATGGCTAATTCTGCTTTCACTAGCGATGAGACTAAAGCCAGAGCTCGTAAGAATTACGACGATTATGAAGATGACATTGCATCCGGTCGCGAATCTAATCCCAAGTCTGATGAAAAGGCTGAAGAAGAGGATGCCTCAACGCGTCTTCGCAAGGCTCTTCGTGAATCCGCCGGCTCCGCTAAAGGCGGCCTCATTAAGAAGAAGCTTTCTTCGGGTGGTCTCGTCGCTCGAGGAATGGGCGCCGCAACTCACGGAGGCCAATACAGGATTTCCTAAATGAACACCTTAATTCTTAATCCTCAAACCCTAATTTCCGCAACTGCTGCCACTACCAGCACCCTCTATCCGCTGGACTGCCGTGGTTATCCGGCTGAGCAAGTTAGAAGCTTCATCGTAACCAAGGCCAGTGGAGACACCATTGATATCGAAGTGGCGGCCACCTCAGCAGGTCCTTTCGCGCTAGTGGCGAACGTTTCCAGCGCTGCCGTCTCCGCAGCCTTCCAAGTCGCCGGCTCGTGGCCTTACTTGCGTGCCATCAAGGGCGGGACTAACGGCCTAGCTGTCGTCTTCGGGATGATCTAAATTGGCGCGGCTGCGTCCCGGTATCCTCAGAGTAATCTCCGGGGGACCTACGGTTGCACCCACGGACCGCACTTCTTACCGAGGCGGTGGTCCCGGGACCATTGGTGGCCCAGCCGCTAACCAAGACTCTTTTGGCTTTAACCTGGATCCTTCGGACCCTCTCGAAGCCATCGCTATCGGAGCTACTGATCCCACTTCAGGCATGAAGGTCGCGGCCATCATGTCTTTCGGCGGGAACCTCTCTCAGGCTCTGATGCGCCCGGATAACCTCCGGACCGCTTACCTGAACCATGACTTCTCCACGGACCGGAACCGTAGGCGAACCAGCACCACCTCGGTCTTCACCCTAGCGGACCCTTACTTCACCGGCCTCGCGGACGTTAACGATGGCGTTGCGCTCTCCTCCTTCTCGGATCTGATGAGTGTAGCTTCAGGTATCTTGAACCTCAAGTTCCGAAATGCCTCTCCTGAAGAAATAGCCATCCTAGGTGACCGCTCCAACGCGAGTGGTCCCACCTGGACGGACCGCAGAGCTGTGGCGGCTCATCCCTCCATGCCAGGCTTCCTATACCGAGGCAAGTGCATTGTTCAAATTCGCTCCCGTGTCACACCCGTTGGTCACACTATTCCCCAAACCAGCGTGGTTAGCACCATCGGAACCTCTGGCCGTAACCCTTCAGGTGCCGAATGGGCCCTTAAGTTCCAAGGCGGCTCGGAAGCCCAGGGTAACGGCACGGTAGGTGGTGAGACGGACTTCTGGGAAATTCCCTCGGACCACAAAGGAAACGTTCGCGCCTCGGGCATAGCGGGCGGCCAAGGCGGTGTCCTAGGTATCTCGGATGGCACCACCCAAATCACGGAGAGCTTCTTCTCCATTGATTCAGATGCCACCAAGGTCACCATGCGGAGGACCAATGATTCCTTCGTAACCCAAGGCTCCGTTTATACCCAAAATTACGATGCGACCGGAAGCGGGAACCTCCTGGACTTCTGGGAACTCATGATGGGTGTCTTCGCGAATACTGAGACGCCTTACAACGCTCCTTACGATGACGCCTCCATGGCCGGCAAAAGCACCGGCATGGAAGTTACCAGCATTCGCATCCTGATCCCAACCGGGAATGCTAATGCCGTCCCCATCAACGCAGGCTACCAGGAAACTGTAATTGCCCAAAGTGAAACCGGTTCTAAGGTCATTTCGCTCCCCAGCACCGCTGCCATCTGGGGCGCTGGCTCCTGGACTGAGACCCTCAGGTGGTTCCATCCCATTGACACTAACGGCCCCGGTAGAACAGATGAGTTCACTGCCCCCCGTAACGCCGCTGGAACCCTCCCTGTCGGTGTAACCCAGGACCTCTCGGCCCGCACTGTCACCCTCGCCCTCGGCACCTTTAAGACTCCTGGTGTGGTGATGGGCCTCATCGCAGCAGCAGCTACCGGCATTGGCTACTGCAAAGCCTATCGTGTAATTGTCCGCGTCGCCCCTTCCCTCCAGATCCCCGAGCCTAATATGGGTGATGGTGCCATAGCTGGAAGTCCCTTCTCTTATGTGATCCCCCGTGACGACGGTGCCGGAAACCGCTACTGGAACTGTGGCAACTTGGCCTATGGGGCACCCGGAATTGGTGGCCTCGAAGTCACTTCCATTCCCGCTGGCTGGACCTGGACCCCCGCTACCCGCACCCTTAGCACCTCTAATGTGGTGGACGGTGATACTACTGTTGTCTTCAGCTGCACCAACGGTTCCGGCGACGTCACCACTCAAAGTGTGGACTTTAAGGAGCATGGCTGGACTCCTAAGGAAATTGACTCCTCTCAGCGCGTCTGGGTCCAGGACACCCTCGATCCCGTCACTGTCCCTGGTGCTCATGGTGCCACCATTGCCACCATCACGGACCGTTACACCGTGGGCCGGACTGTCGGTTCCGGTGCTGGCGTTGAACCTACCATTAACACCGCAGGTGGCGACTCGGGTACTATGCGCGTCCTGGCCTACAACGGCTCCCAATACACCCAGAGTGGCGCGGGCTCGAACAACTCTGGCCTCGTTAACCTATTTGACAGCGGCAACTTTACCACGGGCTCCGGCTACTTCGCTTTCTACGGCCAGACCAGCAACACCGGCGTTGAGCGTTTCGTCCAGTGGTGTAACAGCAGCGGCGGCACCACCTTCGGTTACCGGCAGACTGCGGCTTCTCGCGGCATCGGCTATAACGTCGGGGCGGGCGCGAGGACTGTTGATCAATCGCCTAATACTCAGGACACCAACTGGAACGTCATTGAGATCATTAAGAACGGCGCGGACATCTCCTGGTACTTGGATGGAACCTTAATTGCCACTGCTACGAATGCGGATACAAATGCCTTTGACGCTGCGAACTTCATTGTAGCTGCGAACCGCTCCTCCAGCGTTAATACCCCGGACTTAACGGGTGGCATGGGTCGCCAGCTGGGTCTTAATACTCTTCCAGATGATGCTACTCGTGAGCTGATTCGCGCTTGGCTCAGTGATTCTGTTATAATCACTCCTGATGATTCGCTAACAACGGAGGCGGGGGATGAGATCCTCACCGAGTCCGGTCTTGCTATTACATTGGATTAACTAGATGCCCACAGTTTCAGCCCTTCCAGCTTTTCCCGCCGCTAGCGTTTCCGCTAGTAGCGAAATCATAATTAATACCAGTAGCACGACCGGTAAGATCTCCATCGAGGTTCTTCTCTCAGCACTTCCTGCAGCTTCCATTCCTTGGGCTAAGATTAAGGCCCCCACTTCCACGGTCCTTCTCACCGGTGCCCCAGATGGCAACGTCTCCTTCACTGGTTACACTGCCGGCGGCCTCGCCTTAGTCTCCCTAACTGGTGCCGTTAATACTTTCCCCTATTACAACGGCTCTCAGACGGTAGCCCGGACTTCCCTCACGCCTCCCGCTAGGGCCTTCCTAAACGCTACCCTTCCCGGCTCTGATGCTGTTGTAATCTTCAATGCTTCCGCCTCCGCTTATAACCACTACACTTTAGGTGCGAATCTTTCTGTCACAGGCTCCACTATTGCGGCCGCAGGAGGAGGTGGCGGCGGCGGTTCCAACGACGGCTTTGACATTCTAACTTATGCTTCCGTTTCCACTTCTCACGCCGCCAGTAACCTGAGTGGCCACACAGTGGTGCAGATGGCGGTGGTGAGTAATATTCCCATAGGGATTCCCATTAGCTCTTCCTTCACCGCTTCCACTCGCAGCTTCCTCATTTACGAAGTGAGCGCAGCCGGTGGGGATCGGACCGTCTCCTTCACGACTGGGTGGACCATCACGGGCATCACGCCGAACCAAGTTATCACCTCCGGAACCAATCGTATTTTCAACGGATGGACTGATGGGGCCGGAGCCTTCGTGATGCAAGGTGATTTGGCTTTCAACTCTTATCCCATTAAGAGCACCGTTGCTCCCACGGACCTAGTCCTCATTGCGAACGCAGCTGCCTCTGGTGCTACCTACTACGCTCCTACTAGCGCCCTAGCTATGGTGACCGGGATTCCTTACAACGCTGTAATGGTCTTTGATAATCCTACGGTGACCACGGAAATTCTACTCAAAGAAAACCAGCGCATCGGAACTGTTGTAGCTGTCATCGTGAATACGGACCAGAATGGCCTAACTGCCACCTTTGACATTGCGGATAAGACCGGCGCTACTAACTGGACCCCCACTAACGCCGCTAATATTACCACTCTGGTTTCCCTAAGTGTCTCTGCTTCAGCTTGTCAGTTCAACGCAGGTGGTGCTAACACGATGCTTAAGAGTGGAACTGCGGACAGAATTCTTCGCCTCATCATTACCACTGTTTCAGCAACTGTGAGCTCCTTCTACGTCGAGCTCCTTTATAACACCTAAGGCTTAAGATGACTTTCTGGATTGGTGGAACTAGGAGACTAATGAAGAGTAGGAGCAGCGTAGCTGTCGCCTCAGGTGGCGGTGGCTCTCCTGGAACTCCTACCCAGCTCACCACCTTCACCATCACGGACGAGGGTGGCTCAGGCGAAAGTGCGGGCAAAGTCTCCCAGCTTTTCGGAGTAGTTCTCCCCCCGGGCAAAATCCCGGATGGCATGTATCCAGAAATCCGTGCCAACGACGGAACCACCGTCCTAGCCTCCTTCCACGGTGGTCGCAAGAACTTCCCCGCCGGTCACGCTACCGGGGCTGGGAGCTGGCGTTTCTGCTTCATGGCCTTTAGGCAGCAAAGCTACTCCGCCGGAGAGACTAAAACTTATCAGCTCTGGAGTTCCAACACCGCTCCTTCTTCCAGCGGCATCTCGAATTCCTCTGCCTCCGCTGCCGGCCTCGCCATGGAACTTACTGGCGTCACGAACCTTTCAGGTACCTGGACTGCTACCTTGGCCACGGGCATTAGTGATAACGATGACATCATCACTTATGCGGATAACGGCATCGCTAAGATGATCTCGGTAGGCCAGGACTTTATGCAGAGTGGCTCCCCTCATGGACAGCTTTACATGAAGGGCTACGTCCTACTCCTCAAGGACGCCTCGAATAACTTCGCCGGCATCCGCTACAATTTACGCTCCCAGCAGGGCTGGTCGGATGTCTCTTCTCCCACCGCAGGCCTTCGCACCGTAACCGCTCTTCTCAAGGACTCCGGCGGCACTAAGAGAACTCTCCAGGGCTATGAAGCCCCAAGTAACGTTCTGTCCAGCCTAGGGAACAACATCGACTTCGGCCATTACACCCGCTTCTTCTCCGTAGGAACTAATGGCAAGTGGGACTTTAACCAGAGCGGTGGTTCTCAAAGCTCCGACACTGCAACCGGAATGCCTGTCTTCTCTAAGAGCTGGCTCTCTGCCGCTGAGCTCTTTCCCTTCGACCCCGCAGAAACTAACGCTTCTAACGGCACCATCTCTTATTACCCGAATGCGAATGGCCCCCTCCTCCGAGACATGTCCGCTGGAGGAGAGCGTGATGAAATCGGTGGTATCCCGAATCAGTGTGCCAAGCACTTCTTTAATAGGGCCGCTGCGGACTGGCAAGCTATTCGTGCCATCGCCCTCATGTCCGGAAGCTGGCGCACTTGCGTCCTAGATTCCACCACTAAAAAAGTAATCACGGGAGTTAATGCTTCTTACACTGGCCATGGCACCGCTAGGCCCACTTGGCGTTACTTCGCTTCCTCCTCTGTCACAGGCGTTCAAAATCCTTCTCCGGAAGGTTCGCCCGCCATATGGAATTCCGAATCGGAACCCTCTCATCGTCCCCAATACGCGTGGTATGCCTATATGATGACAGGCTCCCCAGAATTCTACGACATTGCGGTGGAGCAAGGCGCTCAAATCGTTCTATGGGCCACCCCCGGAACCGCTACTTTCACCACCGCTCCCGTCACTGCCTGGGCCGCAGCTTACACGGACGAACTCTCGGGTCGTCAGCCGGTAGTGAATGGGACCACTTATGATGGCTCCGTCCTCGCTGCTAATGCGAACCTTGTGCGTCTTTACGCTTGGGCCTTCCGTGATATTCTTTGTGGCTTCTCGGTCCTCCCGGAAACCTCCTTCGACGGTGCCGCTACTCTTTCTTACTTTAATGATTTGGTGGATGCAAACCTGAACTTCTTTAACGCTTACAACGCCTTCGTTAAGAACACCTCCCCTAATTGGGAAACTGCCCCTTATAATATGCTAAGTGGTGATCCAGGCTTAGGTGGTGATAACTTCGAAGGAACTTGGACTCAGTCTTACTTGACTATTGCTCTCGCCATGTCTGTCGCCATTACCAGGAAAGCTGCTGCTTATACCGCTGCCACGCGCCAAGCCACTTTCTGGGCGGATCTCTTCTACCGGGGTGGTGCTGCGGCGACGGGTGCTTATCACATCATGGTCCGAAATGAAAACGGTGACCGTCTAGAAGATGGTGCTAACACTCCAGTTTATCTCACAGCGGGTCCCACCATCTCCTGGGTTTCCTCTACGGATCTCTTCACTTTTGGTGGCGGCATTACGCCTACAGCCGGAGACCTAGTGGGCTGGCACTCTTTCGACGCACCCGGTTCCCCCGGTGTTTGGGCTTCGGTAGGCAAGATGTTTAAGGTAATTAACGTCTCGGGCCAGACGTTCCAACTCTCTCAGCGTTCTAACTCCATCGCCTTGGATGTAACGAATACCTCCTCTTGCGCCGCCTTCTATGGCATGGTTAAGAACTGTGGTTCCCTTCCCGATTACCAGAACGGATGGGATTACCTTCCAAATTCCCGCCTTGCTACCGGCCTCCTCCTCCAAGTGGGCGTCTCCGTCTCCGGCCTTGCTGCCACCCGTGCTGGCCAAGACGTAGCCTTTGCTGCCAATGATGCAGGCGAAGGTCCCGCTGCCGCTAAGTATCGCGGCGCTACCGTTTATGCTACAGTGTAAGACATGGCAACTATTGCATCCGAAGCGGGTAGCGGCCTAGCTCTAGACGCCGCCCTCACCACCACCAGAAACCTAGATAACGGCCTAGGCGGAAGCGGCACGCGCGCGTGGGCTAACCCCGGAACCGGAACCTTCATTAGAGGTGATGGGGCTGGGGCCTTCTATGGAGAAAGCGATAGTGCCCGTGCCTGGGTAGCCATAGCTAGTGCTAATTATCAAGCCACCATTGATTTTAACCTCTCTGCAGGTTGTAACTTAATTGTAGGTGGTTGCAAAACCACAGGCGGCGGCGTTTGGGATGCTGGTGTGGTAGCCCTCCTAGTAGGAACCTCAGACCTCCGCATCCGTGAATATGACGCGGGCGGTTCCCCTACCGACAGAGCGACTCTCACCATTTCCCCAGCCCTCAGCACCGGGACAAACTATAAGCTCCAGTTCATACGAAGTGGAAACAACTGGACCGCTCGAGTCTTGAACAGTGGCGGGGCCGTTGTGGGTAATGCGACTCTCCCTTATGCTGCCGGCTCAACTCCTTCCGGGACTTATTGGGGCTTCGGCTTCTTGAACGGTGGAACGACCGCTGTTCTGGACAACTTCTTGGTGGAAGACGCAGCTGCTGCCGCAGTCACCATTAAGAGCCGGCGCCGAAAGATCAGGTGGTTTTAATGGCCCTATCAGGAACCTTCTCCCACTCTCCTTCCTTCGACGAAATATTCCTCCTCGCAGTAGACGCAGCCGGAGGGGATCCTTCTAACGCAGATGAACTCCGTCGCGCTAAGCAGAAGATGGACCTCCTCCTCTTGGACTGGAACAACCGTTCTCTCCTCCTTCACAAGATGGAAGATGTGGTGGTCACTTGCTCCGCCTCCCAAGGCTCTTATGTTTTAGACGTGACTTACGAAGACGTTTACAAAGCGAACATTGTTTACAATTCTCGGGACCTCCCCCTCGGAAGAGATTCCATGGAGGACTTCTTTGAGATCACGAATAAGACCCAAGTAGGAAGACCCACTCGCTTCTGGGTGGATCGCTCCTTGGATGGTCCCATCATGCACCTGTGGCCTCTCCCCTCCCAAGGCTTCGAGCTCCGCCTGAAGGTCCAAGTCCAGCCCCAGAATGTGGGCCAAGCCTCTTTCCAACTGGACATCCCTCCTCGCCTCATTCCTGCCGCAGTAGCTGGCCTCGCTTGGATGATCGCCAAAGACAGGGCCGGAGACGAAATCTTCATGGCCAAAGTGGAAAAGATGAAGTCTTATTACGAGGAAGTCTTAGCGAACTCTTTCTCCGGCGACAGGGACCGCGCAAGCACTTACTTAAGGCCTGGCCGCCATGGCGTCAAATAAGCGTGCCCTTGGCGTCTGTGATCAGTGCGGTTTCGCCTTCAAATTAAGAACCCTTAAGAGAAGCTCTTACGGAACCCTAGTCTGCTACACCTGCTTCGACGGGGCCTTTGACCTCCAGAATCATCCCCAGAACAAGACCCCTGACGTTACGGATGACGAGAACCTGAAGGATCCTAGGCCGGAGCGGATTGAGCCCCCCACAGGTCCTTCCATCATCTCCATTGGGTTTCCATATAAGTTGAACCTGGACACTGGAGAGGTTACAATAGATCCATGAATTACGTGGAAATAGCAAATAAGATTGTGGACACTGTGGAGAATGAGGATCCTGAATTCCTCCTTCGCGTCCCTGAGTTCATCAACACCGCACAGGATCAGCTCATGCGGCGCTTGGACAACTTCTGGTTGAACACCGTAGTTGTCACTACAATCACTGCGGGAACCTTCGAAGTCTCCCTTCCCACCGTTAACGTGATCCATCACTTCAGAGTGGAGGCCTCTAACGGCGCTTCTTATAACCTAGTTCCCCAGAACGAGGCATGGCTCCGGGAGTATTGGCCCGAGGAAACCTCTGTCGGCTTCTCCAAGTATTACGCCCGAATGGACAACACCTCCTTCCTAGTAGCTCCTGCCACCGCAGAAGACCTAGTCCTTTACGTCAAAGGCTCCTTCGCTCCTGCCGCCCTAAGCTCTTCGGCTCCCACTAACATCATGACCGACAAGGCTGATTTGGCCCTCTTTTACGGAGCAATGGTGGAAGCGAACCGCTATCTTAAGAACTGGAAGACTGTGGACCTCTGGAACTCTGCTTTTGAGAATGAGATTAACCTCTTCATCAATGACAGCAGGCGTGGTCGCAGGGATGACACTCGTGGAGTCCAAGGCGTTCCCTCCCCCAATAATGTTGTTCCCGGCGTTCCCTAAGGAGGTGTGAGATCGACGAAGGCACCCCTCTCTCGGTAGATATTAAAGCGGGAGTTATTAAGCAAAGAACAGACTATGCTGCTGAAGGTCGCTGGATTGATTCGAACCTAGTTCGTTTCTCCTACGGCAAGCCCGAATGTTGGCGTGGCTGGCAATTCGCCTCGGACGTCATGTCTCGAAAGGTCTTCGCTGGTGAAGCCCGGGATATTAACCCCTGGACTGACTTGCAGGAGCGTCAAAGAATTGCCGTGGCTACCCACAAAGGAATCTTCGTGTGGGATGCCGGGACTTATTATAATATTACTCCCGTAGAAGTCTCCACTTCCGGTAATAACATCTTCTCCACTTCCCCGAGTTCAAGGAGAGCAGATCTCCCCTAAGATGTTCAATGAAACCATGATTAAAGTGGAGCAATGGGCGGATAGGATGCAGAAGGCCATTGAAGAACTAAGGGTATTTGTCTCCTTAGTGTAGTTATGGTATACTGAAGCCATGGCATGGCAGCTGGAACCCTTTGGCCAATATAACCCCTTCTCCCGTGGTGACTACTCGGGCCTCTCCGCATGGCGCCTCTCCAACGCCGCCCTAAGTAACCTTTCCCAGGTAGCTAATAGTGGCATCGCAGCTCCAGGAGTTGAGAATCTAACCGCAGCAGCGGCTAAGAGTGCTGGTCTCCAGAACGCTCTGGCTGGCCAAGAAGGTCTGGGCGGAGCTGGTCCTGAGCAAGAAACTAACGTTGCGGACTTCGGCATGGTCGGAGCAGGCACGCCCGGTTTTGGCACCAGCCCAGACTTTGGTTCCTGGGCCATGAACCTAGCTACTGCTGTTCCCTCTGTCCTAGCCGGTCCCGTAGGAGCAGTCACTTTTGCGGGCCGCACCATTGCTTCCATGATTAATGACCGAGACAGGATTTATGGTCTCGGGGATGTGTTTGGCGGTCGTGGTCCCTCTAAAGGTCCTGATTGGGGTCCCCCAGCACCAGAGATGTATGGTCCGGATATGCAGACCGGAATGGTTGCTGGCAAGCCCGGGCCGCAAAGTTTAGGTGATTACGCTTTTGGTCCTTCTCCAGAAGCCGATCCAGCCAGCGCCGAGAATGCAGAGAACAATGCTCCGGATGCTGGCAAGTCCGAAACCCCCGCTGATGGTGGCACTAAGGCTGCTGCGGGTGGCCTAGCATCTTATGCTCCCGGTGGACTGCTCGCGGGTGAGACGGATGGGATGTCGGACGAAATCCCCGCAGGCGTCCATAAGCCCGGCCAGCTCTGGCTCTCAGGCGGTGAATACATCATGCCCGCTGACATTGTTTCCGCCCTAGGCAACGGGAATACCACAGCTGGTGGCAAGGTCATTGACAAGGCAATTGAAAAGCTCCGTCGCATGAAGTATGGACGGAAGAAGCAGCCCCCCATCTTTGAGGGCACTCTGGAGGATCTCCTGTAATGGATTGGCTTTCTCTCGGCATGGGTCTCCTAGGTGGTGCAGCCGCTGGTTCCATCATCGGTGGCGGCGGTGGCGTGACCCAAGGCTCCAACACGCAGACTAATACGACTCAGCAAATCAATGATCCCGCCACCCAGGCTATGCTTAATCAGCTTAGCACCAAGGCCATTGACGCGTCTAACCTGCCTTTCGTTTACTACAACCAGCCCCGCATCGCCGGCTTTAACCCGGATCAGCTAGGTGCCCAGCAAGGTGTCCGTGACTTTGCCGGTAATCCGATGTATCAGGACGCGAACACCCTCGGCCTGAATACCCTCGCGGCTGGCTCTCAGACGTGGCCCGAAGCGGATCGTGCTGCCTACATGAATCCTTATGTGGAGGACGTCCTTTCCCGTGTAACAGATCGCCTCGAGCAGCAACGCCAGATGGGTGAACGTGACATCGGAGATGCCGCCGTTAAGAGCGGTGCTTTCGGTGGCCTCCGTCAAGGTGTCTCGGAAGCCGTCAACAGAAGCGAATATCAGAATACTCTTGCAGACACGCTCGCGCGCGGCTATTCTAGTGCTTATGACACGGGCCTTAAGGCTTGGCAAGCGGACCGGGATGCCCAAGGTAAAGTGGGTCAGCAAATCCTCCAAGGGACCGCTCTCGCCCAGACGAATGAACTTAGCCGCCTCGGAGCCCTTGAAGCCGTTGGTCAGACTCAGCAAGCCCAAGAGCAAGCGGGCCTAGACGTGGCTTATAATAACTTCCTGGAAGCCCGGGACTGGCCCCGTCGCCAAGTTGAGCTCCTCTCCGGCGCCGCTCGTAGTGCTCCCTCCACCCAGACCACGCAAAGCACTCAGTCTCAGCAGCAGTCGCCGCCCCTTCTCTCCCAGCTAGCGGGTCTCGGAACCGCTGGCCTCGCCGCTTATAAGCTCTTCTCCTCCTAATGCCCACGAACCCCTATTTTTACGGACTAGATGACGAGCAACTGAATGCCTACCTTAGGAGTGTCCCGGGCGTTGGCACTCCTCTGCGCCCCTTCGCTCCCCCTAACCAAGCCCCCTTCACCCGAGATGACATTCGGAACGAAATTAACCGTAGAAGTGCTATTCGCAGTTCCAGCATCCCTCCTGAATACCAGCAAGATGTCATCAGAGGAAATTATGGTGCTGTTCCCGCCGAGCCCGGAAGTAATATTCCTAGTGAACCCGTTGGGCTTCCCTTAAGAGCCCGGCCCGGAACTCCCGTCTCTCCTTTTGCAGGAATGGACCTCCCGGATAATCCCGTTACTCCGGATGCGACTCCTCCTAATGGTGAGCAATTTGGCCCTCCTGCTCCCACTCGTGCTCCTGTTGGAAGAGGCAGAAGTGCTGGAGGCCGCCAAGCCCTCCCGGTTCCTCCAGTTCCTCCTGGTGAAGGAGAGCAACTAGGTCCCACTTCTCGTCCCGATGATCCCACCGCTCCTCCGATGAGTGAGAAGGACAAGAACACTTGGCTCGCTGTCCTCCAAGCTGGCCTGGGAATTATGGGTGGAACTTCCACTAACGCTGCCGTTAACATCGGTCAAGGTGCCTCTGCCGGTGTCAAGGCTTATCAGGACTGGGAAAAGGAACGTCGTCAGGACGAGAATCGTGTCAGGGCTCTGGACATCCAAGATCAGTATCGCCAGGATCAGGGTGTATATATGCGCGGCATGATTGACTCCAGGATTCAGGATGCGGAGAACCGTGTCCGAATTGCGGAGATGAGAGCTGCTTCAGCTGGCGCCGGTTCTGCTGCTCGCGAAGCTGCCCTCACCTTGAGGAGTGCCCAGCTTGATTTGCAGACTGCCCAAGCCCAGGCTAGAGCGGACCGCGATGCTGAGCGGAATGATCCCTTGGCTGGTGCTAACACGGATTACAATAGAACTCTTCGTGAAACCACCGAAAGACTATTAGCTCAAAAGACCAGAGACATTACTGGGGAAGAGCGTCCTACTTACACTCCTCAAGCAGCCCGTCAAGCCGCACTGGACATGCTTGGACCTGAGCCCCCTCGCACCATTCCACAACCTCAGCGTGATCAGTTCGCGGAAGTTTATAACAAGTATAATGCTGGCACCCTAGGCTCCACCCCCGAAGAGAATGAGCGTCTGTGGGGAGTGGCCCAAGCCAGAGTTCGCCAGCTTTATCCTGGTCTACGAGATCCTATGTCCCTCATTAGGCCTCGTACCGTAATGCCTCTTAGAGTTCCCTAATGCCCGGTCCCTTCGATGATATCTTAGGAGTTCAGCCTTCAACTGCTCCTGCCGCCCCTACCAGATCAGCCGGTCGTGGTCTCTTTGACGACATCCTGAGCGGGCAACCCGTTGAAACTCCAGCAGTTTCCCCCACCGGCCCACCTCGCACCGAAGAAGCAGCTCCCCCGGCCGCACCTAACCCGGCCGACCGTGTCTCCACCCTTCAAGTCATGAACCGAGGCTTCACTCAGAACCTTGTGGGAACCTACGAACTCTTAACCGCTGCTCTCCCGGGCCTCGTGAACCAGATGGCGGGTCGCCCTGAGGAAGCCGCCCGCCTTTATGGCATCTACGAAGAAGCTCAAAAGAAACTCACGGAAGCTAATCAGAGAGGCCAAGTACCCACGGAACTCGAGGGCATTAATTCCCCCTCGGATGCTTTCCGCTACTTCCTTTATCAGATGGGTTACGGGACGGGCGAAATTGCCACGATGGCCATCTCCGCTCTGGCGGGTGGTGGTATTGGTGGCCTCGCTGCCCGTGGTGGAGCCGCTCTGGCTGGAAGAGAACTAGCTGCTGGAGCTGCAAGGAATGTCGCCGTAAGGGGTGCTGAGGGTGCCGCTCTTGCTCAAGGCTTTGCCAGGAACATTGGTGAGTCCGGAGCCGGGGTGTATGGGGCGGGGGGCCAAGATGAGAACGCAGCTTGGGTTGCTGCCGGCGCTGGTGTGGCTAAGGGCCTCCTGGACGCTGCCCCGTTCATGCGCCTCATGGGCCGCTCGGGCCTCACCCGCGAAGTCCTAGAAGCGGGAATTAACCGTTCCATTCTAAAGCGTATGGGCCGAGAAGTCGCCCTCAACATGCCCATTGAAGGTATCACGGAAGGCGCTCAGGAAGCCATTGACGCCGCTGTTGAGAGTGCGTATAAGGAGGGCTTCTGGACTCCTCAAACCGTTTCCCGAATTGCCAACTCAGCGGCTGCTGGTGCTCTTATGGGTGTCCCAGGCGGTGC